GCGCTGGCAAGGTGCGATGGCGCGGTCTACGTTGCGATGTCCTCTAGCGAACTCGACACCCTGCAGTCTGCCTTTCGTGCTGCCGGCGGCAAATGGTCGACCTTCATCATCTGGGCCAAGAACACTTTCACGCTCGGGCGCTCGGATTACCAGCGCCAGTACGAGCCGATCCTCTACGGTTGGCCAGAGGGCGCGACCCGCCACTGGTGTGGCGACCGCGACCAGGGGGATGTGTGGCACTTCAACAAGCCGCGCGTAAACGACTTGCACCCAACGATGAAACCGGTGGAGCTGGTCGAGCGGGCCATTCGCAACTCAAGTCGCCCGGGCGATGTAGTGCTCGACCCATTTGGCGGTTCAGGCACGACGCTGATCGCGGCCGAGAAGTCAGGTCGTAAGGCACGGCTGATAGAGCTTGATCCCAAGTACGCCGATGTAATCGTGCGTCGCTGGCAGGATTGGACTGGACAGCAGGCCACCCGCGAGGCGGATGGCGTAGACTTCGATCAGGCGGGAGAACTTTCCTCAGCGATCTCGCAGTGAATCACAAAGCCCGTCAGGTAGGGCATGCCCTTGGGGATGCCGTACTGCTTGGCTGTCTGGCGGCCGATCGTCCAGCCCATCCAACGTTGGGTGGCGGCGTTGACTGCATCGGTCAGGGTGGCACCAGCGTAGAGGCCGTTTTGCACGTCATCAGCAAAGTGGCGGCCGTGGCGGCTGTCGAGGAAGATCCGAGCTGACTCGAGGGACTGGCCAGTGGCGTCTGAGACGGCGTTCATCGCCAAGGGCCAAGCGGCATCCGCATGCTCGTTCATCGTTCCCCAAAAGCCCCAAGTATCGTTCTGGGTGGCTGGGATCTGGCTCTTTGTCATGGTGGCTACTCCTGTGGATTGATCGTTGCGACACCTGTAGTAACGCGCTGTTCGATTGAGAAGCCAAGCATCGCTTGGTCTCTTTCTCGCTCTTTTTGATCAGGCAATGCGGTAGACCCGCTCGCCGCCTTGCGGCTTGTCCGACACGATGGTCAGGCCCAGCTTTTTCTTTAAGGCCCCGGCGAAGGTGCCGCGCACTGTGTGCGCCTGCCAACCGGTGGCAGCGCAGATCTGGCCGATGGTTGCGCCTTCGGGGCGTTGGAGCATCCGGATCACTTCAGCTTGCTTACTGTTCTCGCGGGTGCTGGGCTTGACCCATGTTGCTTCGGCGGCGGTCACGGCGGCTTCTAGCTCAGGATCGCTTATAGCGGCTGGTACGCCTTCTGCGTTGGCGATGATCTGGTCGAGCTTGGCTTCGAACTGACCGACGTCATTCTTGTTAATCCTCGGGCGTGGCATTCCTAGGGCATCGTAGCCCTCGGCGGCCACGAACCAGTCGGTGCCGTTGGTGGTGATCAAAGCGCGGTTGAACATCCCGTCGAGCACCTTTTTGCGCGCGCCGCCTTTGATGTTGTCAGGGAACCAGACGATCTTGCCACCGTTGTTTTCGAGGGCGTAGGCCAGGATCGCGTGCTGGGAAGGTGTTAATTCGGTAGTGGTCATTTGTGCTCCTTGAGGAAATTGATCGAGTGACGTCATAAACGCGCTGTTTGCCGATGAAGCCAAGCGGTTTCAGCTTCTTTCTCAATCCGATTTAGCTGCTTGCTTCCCCGCTTCGTAGGCAGCCATCAGGGCGCTTTTCACTCCCCATACGCTGACCTCGTGGAAGTCCAGGCTATCGCTGTTGCGGGTGACCAAGGTCTCGATAAAAAGATGGTCCAGTGCGATCTTGGTGAGCAGAAGTTCAAGCTTCTGATCATTTTGGGTGGCGGCTTTTGGCATCTTGCTTCTCCTTGGAGCGTGTTGTTGATGACGTCTGTATGAACGCGCTGTTTCCAACACAAGCCAAGCGTTCGGTGCATCCTTTTCGTCATGGAGTGGCTTGTGTTCGACACTGCTGAATCGGCGGTGGAATCCGCCTGGAAACGAGGCCTCGCGCCCGATCCCATCCTCACCGTCGATGACTGGGCCAATCGCCACCGGATGCTCTCGTCGGTGGCCTCCGCCGAGCCAGGGCGCTGGTCGACCAGCCGCACGCCGTATCTCAAGGCGGTGATGGAAACGCTGTCGGCCACCTCCCGCGTTGAGCGTGTGGTGCTGATGGCTGGGGCGCAAATCGGCAAGACCGAAGCTGGGCTGAACTGGCTGGGCTATGTGATCCACCATGCCCCGGGGCCGATGTTGCTGGTGCAGCCCACGGTGGAAGGCGCCAAGCGTGTTTCCAAGCAGCGAGTGGATGCATTGATCGAAGCCAGTCCGGAACTCGCCAGTCGTGTCAAAGACCCACGGTCCCGCGACTCCGGAAACACCCAGCTGATGAAGGAAGTCCCCGGTGGCGTGCTGATCATGACAGGCGCCAACTCGGCGGTGGGCCTGCGCTCGATGCCGGTGCGTTACCTGTTTCTCGATGAGGTCGACGGCTACCCGGGCGACGCCGATGGTGAAGGCGACCCAGTGGCACTCGCCGTGCAGCGCGCCGCAACCTACATCAATCGCAAGGTCTATCTCTGTTCCACCCCGACCCTGAAAGGGTTTTCTCGCATCGAGACGACCTATTTGGAGTCAGACCAACGAGTGTTCGAGGTGCCCTGCGATCACTGTGGGGCTTTCAGCCAGATTCAATGGCGCGACATCCGTTGGTCCCAGGACAAAATGGCCGAGGCTGCATGGCACTGCCCAGCCTGTGACGGCATTCATCCCGAATACAGAAAGCCTGCGTTGCTCGCCAATGGTCGCTGGAACGCCAAAGCCGAAGGCGATGGCAAGACCGTGGGTTTTCACCTATCGAGCCTGTACAGCCCGTGGCTCACCTGGGGCGAGATCGCCCAGGAACACCACGCCGCCAAGGACGATCCGGTGCGGCTCAAGGTCTGGGTGAATACCAAGCTGGCCGAGACCTGGGAAGACCGGGAGGGTGAGACTTTGGACGCTGAAGGCCTGATGGAACGCCGCGAAGCCTACGGCCCGGCTATTCCCGCCGAGGTCGCGCTGCTCACCTGCGGCATCGACGTCCAGGATGACCGGCTGGAACTGGAGGTAGTCGGCTGGGGCCGGGACGAGGAGTCCTGGTCAGTGGACTACAAAGTGCTATGGGGCGATCCGTCGGCACCTGATACCTGGTCGCAGCTCGATGCTTACCTCGGCAATCGCTTCGAGCACGAGACGCTGGCTAACGGTCTGACCATCGAAGCCGCGTGCCTGGACACTGGTGGCCACCACACCTTGGCGGCCTATGCTTTTTGCAAGGGCCGCGAACGCAAACGAATCTGGGCCATCAAAGGTGGGTCGGGCAAACGGCCGATCTGGCCCAAGCGCCCCAGCAAGGCCAACAAGGGCAAGGTCAATCTGTTCACCGTCGGGGTCGATGCCGCCAAGGAAGCTATCTATGCCCGGCTCAAGAAGTCCGAGGCTGGTGCTGGTGTGATGCATTTCCCGCTGGATCGCGATGCGCAGTATTTCGAGCAACTGACTGCCGAGCGCATTCGCACCCGCTATGTGAAGGGCTTCCCGCAGCGCTTTTGGTGGAAGCCCGATGGTCGGCGCAATGAAGCGCTGGACTGCCGGGTATACGCCTACGCGGCACTGCACGGCCTGCTATCGATGGGCCTGAACCTGAACAAGCGAGTGGAAGCACTGCCGCCGATCCCGGCGAGCCGTCAGTCCCGAAACGATCCACGTTCAGTGACGGCCTCAATGACTGCTAGCCCGCGCCGTCGGCGCATGGCCATTTCTTCCAACTACCTCTGATACGGCCAGCCTCCCGCTGGCCGGGAGTGCTGTCCATGACCCTCGAACAACTCAAGGCCCAGCGCGAGGCGCTGCAGGCCGCCCGCTTCAATGGTGTGCTCACCGTGAAGGCTGGCGACAAGTGGGTGACCTACAAGTCGGATGCCGAACTGCAGTCGGCCTTGCATGACCTGGACCGCGAGCTCGCCCAAGCTGAAGGCCGCCCACGTGCCCGTCGCATCCGCACTTATGCAGGCAAGGGGTTGTGATGAAGGCATTTCAAAACCTGCGCCGCAAGGTCGGTGCCATGGTGGGCGGCTTCGAGGGCGGACTTTCCGCGCGACGCATCAAGACTTTTCAAGCCAGCCGTGCCCACGTCAATACCCTGATCCAGGCGGCCGGCGCCGACATGATCGCGCGTGCCCGCTATCTGATTCGCAACAACGGCTACGCCGCCAATGCCGTCGAGTCCTGGGCCGGCAATGCCGTGGGAACGGGCATCAAGCCCTCGTCGGGCATCGCCGATGCGGTGCTCAAGGACAGCGTGCAACGCCTGTGGCTGCGCTGGACGGACGAGTCGGATGCCGAAGGGCTGACCGATTTCTACGGCCAGCAGCGCAGGGCGGCCCGGGAGTTGTTCATCGCCGGCGAGGTGTTCTTCCGGATTCGACCGCGTCGGCCCGAAGATGGGCTGTCTGTGCCTTTGCAGTTGCAGATGCTGCCAGCCGAAATGCT